TAAGATATGCTGAACTTGAAGCGCTTACATCATAGAAGAAGATTGAGTCAATCGCGCTTTCTCCAGTAACCGCTGTAAGAGACTCAAGACCCAAGTGGGAAAGAGAAACAGTTGCATCACCACCAGAGCCATCACTTACGGCAATACCGCCACCTGCGGTTATTGAGCGTACGTCACCCGTTACGTCAATCCAATTAGAGCCGTCATAAACATACAGCTTCTTGTTGTTAGTCGTTGTGTTGAAATAAACCTGACCTTCAGCGGGTGAGCTAGGTACAGTTCCTGTAGGGTGTAACAGAACATTCTGTATCTGATTCCCCCCTAGATTAATGTTGCTTTTAAAATCTATAGCCATTTTTAGTTGAGATATGCTTTTCCAGAGTTGCCACTGTTAAAGCGGATTATTAAGTTGTTTAAGTTTGTATATTCTACTTCTGCATAGACAATGTTATTACCAGAGTCTACTATCGTTACAGAAGGGTACTTGTTTAAGTTGTGTTCTACCTCCCACTCATCAGAGTTTTGTTCTTGAGCAAATACAAAATGAGCATCTGCGCCACCACCGATAACACCCCCTACGCTTACATTCACAGAAGGTTGCTTTATAGCTACAGAACTAGTAGTGGTGGTTACACCGCTAATAGTAGTTCCTCCTCCAGAATTTATCTCTATGTTACTCACTTACGTCTTCATTTACTTGAAATAAGCCATAAACCCATGTCTTAATAGCTCCAGAAACATTTGATTGAAGGTCATAAACATATAACCCTCCTTCAATGGCAGCCATTACTGTAGCTGTTGCTGATATAGTTAAAACACCTTGGTTAGTACCACTGTAGGTAAAACTAGAGTCAGCGATTATATCTGAAGAAGAAGTATCCGTTTCCTTTACATCCATCTTCCAAGAATAAGCGGTCAAGTCTAATGCTGCACCAGCATCATCAGAAAACGTAAACTCTAAAGTAAAAGTATCACCTCTTCTGCAAGTTATATCTACTCTTGTGGAGTTGTCTAGGTTTATTTTTGTAGCCATATTACAAAGGTAGTAAATTACTGGTTATCAAGGTTTTAGCATTTCTGAGAAGTCTTTGTCTTCGTAAGACTCTTCTTCTTTTAATTCACCTCTTTGACCTTTTCTTTGAGATATTAGTTTAGACTGCTCAATTGCTTGTTTTTTTACTCTTTCGTCTTTAGCCTCTTCTTTGTCAATCTCTAGTTTCTGTCTAAAAGCCATGTCAGACTGCTTAGACTGTTGTGAAGTCTGTAGTTTTGCTGCTTCAAACTGACCTTTTAATTGATATTCCATTTGAAGAAGTTGTGCGTCTGCTTGTGCTTTCGCCTGTATCTCAGCAATTTTTGCCTGAGCCTGAGCTTGTATTTCTTGCATTTTGCCTTGAGACGCAGATTGTGCCGCTTGAGCATTTGCTTGAGCTTGCATTTGAGAATTTTGTTGAGCCATTTGCTGCTGGGTTCTCATGCGTTTTTTACGTCTAATAATCAAAAGTCTTTCTGCTTGGTCAATATCCTTTAACTGACGAACAGCAATAGCATCCTCTAGGTCTATTTCTTTTTGCCCCAATGCAATTTGAATGTTTTGCTCTAAGTAGGCTTTTTCTGTTTCATTCATTTCAGTTTGAATCTTGACACCAAAATTATACATTGGTAAATCACTGAATGAAGAAAGAACAGACATGTTTGTTTTCCCTATTGCTTTTTCATAAACCTCAAACAAAACAGATTTAGAAGGTAAGATTTGAAGACACTTAACAATGTCTTCGCACACTTTTGAATAGAGATAAATAGAAGCGTTAGTGATATCGTATATAGCATTATTACCCGCGGCAACAGCCTGCTTACTAACACCTACTAAAAGCTCTCCTTTTGGAGAAGTTCCATCCATAACTTCATTAATACCTGTCGTATCGCGAATCAATCTTAGATTATGGTTATATATAGATATAAGCTCATTAATATTTCGTATGCTATTATCTAAAGACCTAACTGGAGGGTTTTGAAATCCGCCTTCTGGGTTTTTACTACGGTAATACATAACACCAGTCTGCTCGTAAATATCTTGTATTTCCAAAGGAGATAATTCCCCTCCTTTACCAAGTTGGACATTTTCTAACCCTTCAATATCTACTATAAGACCGTCTGGTTTTGCTTTTGCAATTGACTGCTGTAGCTTTAAATGTGAAAGCTGTAGTTGGTCTGCAAATCCTATTACAGAGCCTACTAAAGACTTAGGCATCATTCTGCGTAAGTTTGTTGCAACTACTGAATACGAGAGTCTTGCTTTTGTTAAATCATGTGCATTTTTAGGTATGTTTGATTTTTGTCCATACCCAAAAGTGTAATCACAACCTACAACATAGCTACCTCCAAATACGGTTTGAATATCCATTGTATATGGCTTTCTTTCGTATACAGATTGCTTAGGTGCGTTATACTCAAAACCTTTATAGTGAAAGCTCTCGTTTCCAAAACGTGATTTTTTTCCTTCAAAGTATATCTGGTCTGTAGAGATGAATTCAAAATCCATTACCTCTACAATAAATTCATCATAACCGTATGTTGTTCGGTCAAGAGTTTCGTCGTAGTACTTGTAGCTTAGTTTATCAGCTCTGTTTTGATATTTGTTTTTTACCTTTTGAGCGATTTTTTCAAATTGCTCTTCTGTAAACTCATCACCAACAATACGTCTGAGTTCTGATATGCTAATTTTTTTAATATGACCAGCATAGATGAGGTCTGAGAATGTTGGGTCTTCTGTGTAACTATGGAAGAAAAACGCTGGGTCAATATACTCTTCGGTAATCCCATAGTTAGGGTCGTTATTTCTTTTAACCACAGCCATACCACAAGCAACTAAATCATTAACTGCTCTGCGATAAACTCTTTGGTCGAAGTCATTCCACTCTAGGGTCATGTTAGTCCCAACTTGAGCAGCTATTTCTGCTGCTGTCTTTATGTTGGCATCCATGAATATTTCTGCTTCTTCTGGAGTTTCTGGAATGTCTTTTACATCTACGTTTGTTTCAACACCCATTGATTGAAGCTCTTGAATCATTTCCTTGTTTTCTACTTGGAAAAGTTTCTTTGCTCTTTTGTCTTCTTTTTCAGATTGAGACAAAGGGTCAATTGCAGTAAGATTAGGATAAGGCTTTCTTGAAAGAATGTTATTTACTACAATCTTTACAAACTTAGGAACTATAGGTACTGGAGACCAATCAAGATTTAACAGAGTGCCATCGCCATTATTAGGGTCAAGCGAGTTTAGTATTTGTTTATATATAGAGGTATCCTGAGTACCATTTGCATAGTCTCTATTAGTCTCAAAGTCTTTAAGCCTACGCCTAAACAGACTTCTCTCATCATCAGAGTTTCCCCATTGTTTCTCAATAGCCTTCGCATACTTTACGCCATAAGACTTAGATGTCTTTGTGCCGTAAGGTGCAAACGGGTCTGGAAAGTTTCCATACTTTCCCTTTTCATTATCACTGTTGTACATAGCCTTTCGCAGAATACTTCCTCGCAAATATACGAAATTAAAGCTCTGTCTATCAGCGCCTTATTTCCTTGTTGTATCTCCTGAAAAATTGTTTGTCATTGAAGCTAGACTCTTTCTTTTTGATTTTTGTTTTCTGCGCTCCAAGTAATGCAAGTCCGCTAGATATTGTTAAATCATACTTTGTACGATTATCTATCTTGTATCCAATCCAGTCCTCTAAAGTTCTACTAAAATACATTTTACCAAACTCTCCTGTTTCTGAGTTTATGCCAACGTGTTCTTCTACATAAGCTTCAATGGCGTGAGCATGAGCCTGTATAACGTCTTGAGAGTTAGATGGTATACCTCTGGTTTTTGTACTTGCTGAATTAGGAGATTTTAAATGCTCTGGTCTTTTCATAACATACTCTTCATATCCTCTTGATTCAAAGTATCTTACTATTCCGTATTTGTTGTTTTCTATAAGCAATGGATACCCATAAAAAACAGCAGCCATTAAAACATCTTCGTAAAATATCCGTGCCAGAGGAGGGCGAGATGCATACTCGGCGACAAACATATTAGCGGGAGCTGCCAGAGTAAATTTATTGTATAGGTGGCATGCTCCTTTAGAACCCCTGTTATCAGTAGTAGAATCCAAATCATAGCTGTCAACCCCGCCCACACCAATATGGTCGTTCGAAGGATGTTTTTTTCCATAAATCAATTTGTGCTTGTTTCTATTTTCTGGAGCAGGCATCCAAGACACTCTCCATCTACCGCCTGAGTCTGGATTAAATACAACTTCTTTGTCGGTGACTCCATCTTTCCAAGAAAAATTACCTTGCACTACAGGATTGGGATATAGTTCTTCGTTATATTCTATTTGCTCGTATATCTTTCCAATATTAAATGTAGAGCCTTCAATAGAATCACGC